TATAACATTGTTGCGGCTCATGGCTACTTTGGGAGACTTATCTTTCAGTATGCCTCTTTTAATAATAGCCGGAGTCTACATTTTTTCCTTGCTACTTTCCCCGTCGTTTGCATTTGGCTTACCTCTATGGGAATCTCCACTATGGCTTTTAATCTCAACGGCTTTAACTTTAACCAGTCCGTCGTCGATGCCAGTGGAAGAACAGTCCCAACTTGGGCAGACGTTCTTAACCGTGCTGACTTAGGCATGGAAGTAATGCATGAAAGGAACGCTCATAATTTCCCACTTGATTTAGCAACCACAGAGGTTACACAAAATGCCTAAAGGCAAAGGTACTTACGGTACAAAGAAAGGAAGACCTCCTAAAAAATAATGCCACGTCCGTTCATCCAATAGGACGCATGAAACCTAAGCATGGAACGGGGCTTAGGTATTGAGGTTTTACTATGACTCAACTAGAACTACAAGCTCGTATCAAAGAGCAGAAAGCTTTAGAGAGATCAGAGAAACTTAAATATCGTGGCATCACGTACTACAAATCTTACAAAAATTAATTTAATGAAAACAATTGCACTTGCTCTCGCAGCCACCACATTAGCGTCTGCACCTGCATCCGCTGGCTTTTATTTAAACGCCGAATCCAATGATGGATATACAGGTTCTGAATATTCAGGTAGAACTGTTGACGTACATCTTGGTTATGAAGGCACAGCTAAGAAGTTTGATTACTACATTCAAGGCGGTCCAGCATTCACTGCTGTTGCTGATGTAGATGGAACTGAACAAGTATTGTCTGGAAAGCTTGGAGGTACATGGAATGTATCTCAGAAGTTAGGTATCTATGGTGAGTTCTCAGGAATCACAAAAGAAGATGCTGACAATTCATACGGTACAAAGCTTGGAGCTAAGTATTCATTCTAATGGCTCACCAAACAGATAAAGCACGTGCTTCAGTAACTAGCTATTCACCCGAATCACATCACAATAAACCAGAAGAGCATGAAGAAACTAAAGAGAAGTTCGATGAGGACATCTCTTTAGAAGAAGCTCTCTCAACTTTATAAAGAGCATGGCAGAAAACGTAAGAAAATTAAAAGTTACTACCACAGGTAGGAAACAAATACCAATCACAGTTGCCAAGAAGACAACTAAAAAAAAGGAGACTGAATAAGTCTCAGGAAGAGAGGCACCTCAGAGTCGGACCTCTCTTTCATTTGGCTTTTAGCCCCTGCGGGGATACCTATTAGCCGTCTAGACGGTGGGATAGACCACATTTATATGCATTTTAATTCGCGCGAACAGGTTAATACTCATTCAATACATTTTAAATTAAAGATAAATGCCACATCAGTCATCAGATTTAACTACCTCCTTAACTAGGCAAGGTAGGTTAAACGATGCCAACACTGATAACAGAGCACTTTTTTTGAAATTGTTCAGTGGTGAGATGTTCAAAGGATTCCAGCACGAGACAATAGCTCGTGACTTGGTAATGAAGAGAACACTCAAGAATGGAAAATCTCTACAGTTCATCTACACAGGTAGAACAACTGCTGAGTTCCATACACCAGGCAATTCAATACTAGGTAACAGTGATGGCGCACCTCCAGTCGCAGAGAAGACAGTAACATGCGACGACCTACTCATTTCCAGTGCTTTCGTTTACGAGTTAGACGAGACACTTGCTCATTACGAATTGAGAGGAGAGATCTCTAAAAAGATCGGCTACGCTTTAGCAGAAAAATATGATCGCCTAATCTTCAGAGCGATTGCTAAAGGTGCAAGACAAGCAAGTCCAGTTGGTAAATCATCTTCATTCAGAGAACCAGGCGGAACACAGATCCGTGTAGGTTCAGGTACAAACGAATCAGATGCTTTCGGTGCGACTAACTTAGTAAACGCATTCTTTGATGCAGCAGCAGCAATGGACGAGAAGGGCGTCAGCTCTCAGGGTCGTGTTGCAGTCTTAAACCCACGTCAGTACTACAGCTTAATACAGCAGACTGGCGAGAATGGTTTGATCAACAGAGACGTCCAAGGATCTGCATTGCAGTCTGGTAAAGGCGTTGTTGAGATAGCTGGTATCAAGATCTACAAGTCCATGAACATACCTTTCTTAGGTCAGCATGGAACTAAGTATGGTGGAACTACTGGCGAAGACGACATTCTCAGAAAAGGAGATTTCGTTGGAACTGATATAACAGCAGCTACTGCACAATCTAATGCAGGTGCTGGTGGATTCAATAACAACTACGGTGGAGCTACTGCATTCGATAAGACATGTGGTCTTATCTTCCAGAAGGAAGCCGCAGCAGTTGTAGAAGCTATCGGTCCTCAAGTACAAGTTACTTCAGGGGACGTTTCAGTGGTTTACCAGGGAGATGTCATATTAGGACGTCTCGCAATGGGAGCCGACTTCTTAAACCCAGCAGCAGCAGTTGAACTATATGTAGGTGCTAGTGCTCCAGCAGCATTCGGTGCTACATATCCAGCTAACGCTTAATTTATACATTTACACAGGGGGGCTTCGGCTCCCCTTTTTTTTATGGCTATTCCCACAACAGTTGACACCGATACAGAACTATCCGCAGTGAATTCAATACTGGGAGCTATCGGTCAGTCACCAATAACAACATTAAACTTTGAGAATCCAGAGATAGGATTCATCTACAACATACTGACCGAAGTCAATAAGGATGTACAGAACGAGGGTTGGGTATTCAATACAGAACTTGGAAGAGAGTTTCCATTATCGTCAGGTAAGATCCCTATCCCTGCTAACGTATTAAGATTTGATTTACACGGAGACCATCACGACAGGGCTAAAAATTTAATCAGAAAAAATGGTTATCTATATGACACTAATGCACATACAGATATATTCACTACCGCACTTAAACTAGATGTAACTTGGCTTTGGGCTTTCACAGAACTACCTCCTGCGTTTAAGAGATACATAATATCTAGAGCTTCAGTAAGAGCTGCAACTCAGTTAGTAAGTAATCCACAACTTGTACAACTACTACAACAACAAGAAGCATTAACAAGAGCTACTTGTATGGAGTACGAATGCAATCAGGGTGATCATTCATTCATGGGATTCCCTAGTGAAAGTACATATAAAACTTATCAACCTTATTCGGTGCTTCATAGATGACGAGTATTACACAACAGATTGCTAATTATGTTGGTGGTATATCTCAGCAACCAGATGAGCTAAAGAAACCTGGACAAGTTAGAGCAGCTAAGAATGTATTACCTGATGTCACCCATGGTCTATTAAAAAGACCTGGTGGTAGGTTAGTTGGTAATGCTTTAAGTGCTTATACAACTGATAGTAAGTGGTTCCACTACTACAGAGATGAGAACGAACAGTACATAGGTCAGATCCAAGCATCAGATGGTCAAATAAAAATGTGGAGATGTAGTGATGGTCAAGCTATGACTGTTACTAACAACTTAACAACGACAACAAAAACAGGTATTTATTCAAGAGGTAATGATGGATTCATAACTGTAATTATAAATGATCATAATTTTTATGAAGGACAGACTATTCATCTAGACTTCTCTGGTGATTCTAATTTTACAAATACTGCTGTAGATGGTTATTATAAAATTACTTCGTTGGAAACTATCAATTCTTTTAAGGTTAAAGATGGTGTACTAAATTCAAACCTAACAGGTGTTGTTACTGCAAAATATGATTATCTAATACATTTTAATGAGGCAGATCTACAAACTCTTACTCTTAATGACTATACCTATATAACAAACAGAATTCAGCCTGTTGGAATGTTGAACAATGCTTCAACAGTTAATCCAGTTAGACAACCAGAGGCATATATAGAGTTAAAGAAAGTTGCTTATGCTAGTCAGTATTCAGTTAACTTATTTGATAGTACAGCTTTATCTACAGTAACTACAGCTACACGTATAAAAGTTGAACTAGAGAAATCAAGTAATAACTATTGTAATAACAGTACGGCTAATGATGGCAATAGTAATCCCTTGAATGGGACCATGGGTACATACGCTGAACGAATAACTAACTCTTTCACTACAAGATGTAGCTCTAATGCTGGTGATAATAGAGATGCTTATGCTCCTAATGTAGGCACTAGAATATTTAGTATTGAAGATGGTGCGTTAGTAGATGATAGAGGTCCATGGAACCCCACCACTGACCATGGATATAATATTGATGTTAAAGACTCAGGTGGTAACTCAGTAAATAGAGGTAAAGATTTATATTTTCGTATAACTACAACTGGTCAATCAGTACCTTTCACATCAGGTTCAGATACTACATACCAAGCAAGATACACCACAACCAGTGATCTTTTATATGGTGGACAAGGTTGGTTAAAAGATGATTACTTTTATGTATGGATGAAGAATGCCTACTATAAGGTAACGATAGAAGAGATAAGTACTTCAAAGGTTCAAGCTGACCTTGGATTAATTCGACCAGAACCTACATCGTTTGATACTAAAACTACAGTTACTGCTGAAAGTATTCTTGGTGCTATTAGAACAGACATAGTAGCTACAGGTAATTTCACAGATGCTAATGTTCAACAGATAGGTAATGGTATTTATATAACCAGACCTTCAGGCGCATTCAACATAAGTACACCAGTGGGAGACCTGCTTAACGTATTTACTAACTCAGTTAAAGATGTAGCTGACCTACCTAAGCAATGCAAACATGGTTATGTAGTAAAGGTTGCTAATAGTGAAGCTGAAGAAGACGATTACTATGTAAAGTTTATTGGTAAATTAAAAACAGGTGGTGATGAAAATAATGATAACGATTACTTAGACGGTGATGGTGTCTGGGAAGAGTGTCCTGAACCTGGAGTTAAGACTCAACTAGATCCAGCTACTATGCCTATACAACTTGTAAGGCAAGCTGATGGAACATTTACAGTCTCTCAAGTAGATTGGGAGAAGCGTTTAGTAGGAGATACAACAACGGTTCCTGAACCTTCATTCATTGGTAAAACAATAAACAAGATGTTGTTCTTTAGGAACAGACTTGCCATGCTCAGTGATGAGAATGTGATTATGTCTAGACCTGGAGACTTCTATAACTTCTGGCCGAAGTCAGCTATCACATTTACAGCTTCAGATAACATAGATATATCCTGTAGTTCTGAGTATCCAGCTATTGTTTATGATGGATTACAAGTTAACTCTGGTCTAGTCTTATTCACTAAGAATCAACAGTTTATGTTGACTACAGATAGTGATGTACTTAGTCCATTAACTGCAAAGATAAACTCACTATCTTCTTATAACTTTAAC